AACCGTAATTGAAAAATCCACCAAAGCTATTGATGGTCTTTGTCCAGGAATTTTTAATCCATATGTTCTTGCAATGTTATAAATTGATGAACGTTGTTGTGCATATTGAAGAACAGTTTCTTGAATACTTCTATCAATATGATAATGTAAGTTGTCGGCTACGGCTGCGTTTAAATCCAAAAACACAGAGAAAACTGAAGCATCATTAAAGTTATCAATCAACTCAGGATAGTAAGTCCTTGTATAATTGATAAGTTCCTGACGAATTGCTTGGAAGTCCCTAACGGTATATGATATCTTTCTTTGTGCCATTTATGTTAAATATTCAGGATTACAAAATCTTTAGTGTTAAATACATCATTTGAAATGGCATAATCAATTCTTACAGTAGCAGTATATTCAGTCACGTTTTGATTCGTCATTTGTATTTGGGGGTCAGTAACACCACCTGTTGAAGTTGCGGTTAATCCTGCAGCTTCACCTGTTGGAGCACTAATGTTAATATTTGTTAATTGTAATTGAGGCATGTACTTTTGTACAGAATCTCTTATTTCAGATTCAATATTTTTAAATGTTGGTCCATCCAAAGGTTCAAAAATGTATTCCAACAATCCAGTACCAAAATCAGGTAAAAAATATCTACTACCTTTTCTTGTTAATAACAAGTGAATTAAATTACTTCGGATTTCCTCAGCAGAGTAATCCGACAAATCCAAATACTTACCGTTGAAAGAAGTTACAAAGGGGAAGGTTAACCCATATGTTTTACCATTAGCCATTATCTATAAATATAGTTGTATTTCCTTTTTTGTATTTAGGAAAATAAGGACAATGTCTACAACCATTACCGCAACAAGAACCTCTTTGTTTATGAAATTCCTCAGTAAAGACATATTTTCCTTCTTCAATATAAAAAGAAGAAGGGGAAAGTTGTTCACTCCCCCCCTCCGTAGGTGTTTTTATATTCTCTTTATTTGATTTCACAAGCTCCACCAGCACAAGCCAATTCACCACTCAAATCTGTGTTGTCTTGTAATTCAACAACTTTTGATAAATCAATTGTGTGTAGTTTAGCGAACAATCTGTCGTATTCTTCTTTTGTACAATCCTCAAATGGTGCTTGAATGTAACTTCCACCATCATAAGGTAATACAGATAAACCATTGTAGAAGTCACGGTTTTCCCACATCCACTCACCTGCCAATTCCCAATCTTCATTTTTTAAACTGATTGTTGCAGATACGTTGTGTGTGTTTGAACCAGTTCTGTGACCAGGTCTTACCCACTCTTGTGTAATTTTCTTAACACGGTCCAACAATTGGAATGGAGATTCTGTTCTCAAAATTGCTCCTTCAGGAGATTTTTGTGGAACTGAAATAACTGCCGTGTCGTGTGGACGGAAGAATTCATCTTCAACCAACTCAGGATGATACATTGCCAAGTATTGGTAGATTGCTTCATTCTTACCAACACGGACTCTACGGATGTAGTAATCATTGTGCCATGCGTGGATACCTGAAGATGTTCCCAATGTCAGAGATGTTGTCCCTGCAGGTTTTACAGTAGTTGTACGAGCCGACTTGTTAACACCAATCAACTCAGCAACTCTTGCGTTTTCTTCTTTTACAAGTTTCGCAGCTTCTTTCATGTTATAACCCAATACAACACCTGAACCGATACCTGTCATAGATACACCAATCAATGCTTCTTTTTCAGTTGTACGTTTCCATACATCTCTCAAGTAATGGAAATCAGTATAACCCGCTTGAAGTGTTCCAATGAAAGCCGCCGCTTTAACACGGTTGTTCAAATCTTCTTGTGATTCAATGTCAGAAACATTTACCTCACACAAGTTACAGAATTGGTTTGGTCTCAAAGCGATTTCACAACATGGATTAGTTCCCCAATCTTTGTCGTTTGTAAAGTAGATACCAGGTTCACCCGCCCCTGATGCTTCAACACGTTTCCACAAATCCATAAAGAATTCTTTTGTGATTTTGTGTCTAACCAACGCAGCTGAATTGTTTGCTCTTCCTCTTTGTGGGTTTGTTTCCCACCAAGCACCTGACTTACAAGCAATCATCTCGTGGTCATCAGCTGAGAACAATGAAATCAAAGCCGCTCTACGAATACCACCTGCAAGAACTGCATCTGCAATGTGACATACCATATCGTGAACTTCAATCGGTGTCATCTTTTCACCTTCTTCTTTAGCATCCAACATTCCTTTTAGTTTATGAAGACAATCCTTCAATGGTTGAGGACCCGGTGCTTTACCACCTGAGGTTACAAGTTGAGCCCCTTTTGGTCTAACGTCAGAGAAATCAAATTCTGGTGTTGACAAGTGTTCACCAAAGTATGATTTCATCAATACTTTAATTGCGTCAGCCCAACCTTCAATAGAATCCCCAACCAAGAATCTTCTTGTTCTATTCGGGTTAGGTTTTCTAATTTCAGGAAGTTTTTCTACGTGGTGTTTTTGAACTGAGTATCCAACTCCAGTTCCACCCAACAACAAGAACATTGCTTCTGAGAAAGCGTCCAAGTGGTCAATAGGTAGGTAAGCACAATTGTAGATTCTGTTTGGAGAAATCTCAATTGGTTTACCACCAAATTGCATTGACCTCATTGAAGGTAATACTTTTTTATCATATACATATTGATATACATCCACAATTTCACCTGCGATTTGTGGGTATTTCTTAATATGCATGTTCATGTTTCTTGTTACCAATTCTTCCCAAGTTTCTCTTCTTTCCAACTCGGGGATGAATTTTGCGTACTTCATGTAGACAGTTAGGTCTGACAATATCTTTTGTGATGCGTCCATTTTATTAATTATAATTGTTTTTGTTTGTTAATTCAAGTTAGTTTCTTGCTCCTTTTGTTTTCTTTTTTCCATCAATTCTTTAATTCGGTCTCGTTTTTGGTCTTCTTTCTTTTCTTCAAATCCTAAGAAAGTAACTGAACTTTCAGTATCAATTTCGAGAAGTTCATTATCGAATTTACAGTTTTCAAATATAACACCATCTTTACCCAAACGTGATTTGGTGATTGCGATGGTTGCCAAGTTCATTTCTTTTTGTTGTAAAGTTTTAGCCACGGAAATGATAACGTGTCCAACTTGTGCCTTTTTGATAGAACCACCCATTTGGTCGGTGGTAACGACCTCAGAAGATATAGAGCTTCTGTTACCCTGTGTTGCGGTCCATCCAACAACTCCTAGTTCGTGACAAAGTGCCTCAAACCCTCTCATAACTGAACCTTCACTTTTCCATTCATCACCCAAGTTTTTATCGGGTACAACACAATCAATATAGTCCAAGACTATCATGTCGATATTATGACCATCAGCAATCATCTTACGAATCATGTTTTTAATTTGGGTCATAGTGTGTTGGTCTGAAGGTAGTTTTTTAAGAAACAACTTGTTAGTCATTTCTTCTCTCACTACACGAGCTTTTTCTAAAACTTCTTCTCTATGTAACGGTAGTAAATCAGGAGCAATACCTGTCCACATAGTGAAGTGTTTTCTTTGAATTACTTTTGGATTGTCTTCAAAGAACAACTGTAATACATCGTATCCGTTGTTAAATGCTGAGTTAGCAATCTTAGAAAGAACCGTAGTTTTACCTACCCCAGTTGGTGCCAAAATAACACCGAGTTCTCCTTTTGCTAAACCACCTTTAAGTAATTTATCAATACCCGTGATTCCCATTGGAATTGGATGACGGAAATCTTCATTTAATACGTCATCTAAATTTGTGAACACATCTTCGATTTTGTTATTGTTCTCCCCCACTTGTAGAGCGGTTCTTACCAATTCCTCAAGTTTGTCATAGTTTTCAAATTCGCCATTGTCAAGAATTTTTTGTGATTTTGTAATCGCTTTCTGTAACTCTTGTTGTTTACAGAACTTAAGAGATTTCTCTTGTACGAAAGACGCTCCTTCAGTAGGTGCGTCTTTTACTTGTTTAATGGTATCGTTAAGAATTTTTAACATTAACTCTTGAGGGAACTCACTTTTCACCATTTGTGAAAGTGTCTCAAAAGAAGGAGTACAATCATACTTCACGTAATACTCCTTAATAAGTTGGAGTAATGTTTTGAAGTATCTGTTCTCGAAGTGTGATGGTTCAATTACGTCAATGATAGAATGTGCGAAATCTTTGTCTAAAATTATTTGATTTAGTAGTTGAAGTTGAAATGTATTACCTAGATATTCGAAGTTCTTGTTTGACATAATTTATTGTTTTTTACTGGTAGTGATAAATACTGTTATACCAAGCTATAGTTCATGTAAGTTGTAACAAAATTTTCACCTGAAAAAATGTCAGTTAAGTCCCTTAATACACTTTTTACTTGCTGGCGTATATCTACGGTGTATCTTATTTTTGGTGGGAAAATTTTGGCGTTTAAAATTCTATGACAAATTGTCTGTTCTCCGAGTTTAATATAAAAATTAAAAATTTCGGGACCGTTTGTATTTGATGTTTCAAGTACATTTTGGTCTTCAAAAATTTGTTCTTGGTTCTCTAAAAGATAAACAACTGAACGCATTTTTTGTTCGTATTCAAAAGCGGATACGAAGTCTTTTAAATAGTAGGACATATCCAACGAGTTTTTAGCCGTTGGGTTATACCCACGAACGTTGAAATACCTTTGAATAACAATGTTGTCATTCAATGTGATGAGGAATTCCATCTTAATTACATCTGTTTCTTTCATATTTGTATTTTTATTGTATGTTATTTGTCTTGTCTAAATTTTCTTTTTTCTTTTCTTGTTAATTTCATGAATGGTTGAATGAATCTCAAAAATTCATCGTCACTTTTTCCGAGATACTTGAAGAACCCGTCATCAGTCATCATACGTATTAGATTTTTGTAACCCCTACCTTCAGGGTCTAAAGTGTCGGCATAATATTGTTCAACAATTCCTTTACCATCATCAGAAATGAGTGGGTTCTGTAAGTCCACGATTTTTTCATTGATTTGAAAAAATTCTTCTCCGTAAATTCCGTCTTTTGTTTTATATGGTAAAATGTTACAAGCTGGCATCTCATATGTACCAATTTTTACTTTCTTACCGTGAGTGTAAAACACTTTGGCGATTGGTGAGTAAATGGTTGTATTCTCGTTCACCAACTGAAGTAAGTCTTTATCGGCTGATAAGATGGTTTTCTTCTCTTCTGGTGCTATTTTACAGTAGTGGGCTATCAAGTCATCAGACTCGTTCATATCTACTCTTATTTGACGAATAAAACATTCTTCAATGTATTCTTTTACTCGTGCTTTTTGTGTGTGATACGATTCGAGTTTGTACTCGTTCATATCTTGTCGTCTGTTTAATTTGTAATTAGGATATAGTTTACGACGCACGGATGCGTTGTCGTCACCGTCCCAAAATACCAAGACTTTGTCGTAGTTGTGTTCATCAATTTGTTTACGTAATGTATTAACAAAATGGAAGACACCCCCAATATGGTTTCCCTCAACAAACAGGTCTCTCACTCCGTGAAATCCTATTTTGAATAAGTTATCTCCGTCTACTAAAAGTGTCTTCACGTAAATGTTTTTATGCAGGTTCTGCAATTTCTGTCAAATCAAAATCACCATCAACACCAATTATTTCTTTCCAATAATCAGCATGTTCTTTCTTGTAATTTTCAATAGAAACCTTTTCTTCCGCAGCATCTTTTCCCGCCAAGAATCCATGAGGTGTAACAATAATCTTTCCATCCTCATAACCCAAACCATTAATGTGGTTTTTCATAACAGAAACTTTTGTACGGATTGCAAACTTAACAGTTCGTTTGTCTTTGGTTGCAGAAATTTTGTTTGTACCAGCACCTTTTTGATTTCCAAATAAGAATACCAAAGATGAGTTCAACCAAATTGCTTCACCACCCTTTGCCTTAATTTTTGGTTGACCAAATGGATTATCAGGCAATTCAACCCAAGGTTGGTTGATGATAATCAAAGTGTTTTCGTGTTTTGAATCAGATTTTCTTGAACCTGAAATACGTTGGTTGATACCCATACCAATTTTGTCGGCAAGAACCGCAGCATTGTGTTGTTTACCACCTTTACCTTCGTAAGTCATCTTACAAGGAACTGAACCAACAGAATCCCAAATAAAACACAAACTATAATCCAACTCACCTTTTTCTTGTGCGTCCAATAGTTCGTTAATGTAATCTGTAATCTGTTCAATGTAACTAAAGTTGTTATTGAAGATAAAGAATCCGTCCCAATCCGCCTCACCTGTTTCCTCGTCAATAACTTCATCACACTCAAAACCCATTAGTCTTGCGTGTTCAAAACTCCATTTTTGCTCTGTAATAATAAAAACAGGAAGAATACCCTGTTTCTGTGCTGAAACCGCTGACTTTACAGCCGCAGTTGTTTTTCCTGTGTCAGAGTGACCCAAGAACATATTTAAGTGTCCAATTGCAGGACCTGGTAGTCCTACCGCATCCAAGAAATGATTTCCCAATTCCAAAAAACGTTGGGGTTTATACTTCGCTGAAGTAGAGAATTTTTTCTTGATTGAACTAAAATCGTTTTTTTTGATTGCCATATTTGTCGTAAATTAATCATGTATGGTACCATACAAGATACCATACATGATGTTTGTTTTTATTAGAATGGTAGGTCCTCGTCAGGTTCAGAGTTAATCTGAGGGTCTGAGTGGAATGGACTTGGTGTGTTTGTTTTAGCACCACCCATAGTCATAACACTTTCATCACCATAAAGGTATTTTCCTGTTTCAGAATCCCAACGTGGTTCTTCTCCACGAGAAAGAGCTTCCAAATATTCAACAGGTTTTTTTGAGTAAACGTCAGCCCAAGTCAAAGCGTCTTTCAACCACTCTTCTTTAGTTGCCGCGTTCTCATGAAGTGATGTTGGGTCATCGTGCATGATTGTCTGAATTGATGTGTAATCTTTTCCACCAGGTGTTTTAGATTTAACCAACTGTACAATAAGGTCTCTACCTTTATCAGGGTCAGTAACATCACCTTTCTGTCTCCAAATAGGAATGATTTTATCCAAGATACCATCATTTTTGTAATTGTGTTTAAAACGCCAGAATTTTACTCCTTCTTCCTCAGCATCACGGTCAATAACCTTCACGATGTAAAATTTACGTGATTTGTATTGTTTAGCCAATTCTTTGTCGGATTCTTTTCCCGTTGACATAAGTTCTTCATAAACCTCATTCAAAGGTGAACGTTCGTTGTCGTTCTTGCCTGGGTCATAAAACTTTTGCCATTTACCACCTACTTGTAATTCGTGATACCAAACTTCTTTGAATGGTGACGAACCGTCAGGTGTTGGGAGAATACGGACTCTACGTTGTCCTTGCGATTGTCCTTGTGGAAGGATACAAGCGAAATACTTTTTCATTCTTTCCTCTTGAGACATTTTGTTTGCGTCTCCGAAAGATTGTGTGTTTTTTTCGTACTGTGAAAGTACTGCGTCAAGTGAACTCATCATAATTTTGTTTTTTAGTTGTTTAAGTATAGGTTAATTTTTAGTGTTCGTCAAATTATTCGCCAAATAAAAAGGGTCACAACGTGACCCTCAAAGTATAGTAAAATTTTTTTTAAAATCAACCCACTCTAAATGATGTTTGGGTTGGTTCGTCACCGTAGTTGTCAAATGTTTTTTTGATTTCAGATGGTACGATTTGTTCTACTTCATCAGATGTTAAAACATATTCGTTTTTACCTGATTTTTCCATATCTTGTTGTTTGTCATCAAAGAAACTTGAAAGTTTTTGATTAAATGGACCACTATCCAAACTTCTCAATTCTAATTTTTCTTGAGCAGTTCTTGGTCTATATTTCTCAATTTTTTGTTCCATCGAGTTTAATTTCTCAAAAACTTGGTCCATACTATTCAACTTTGATTGCATGTCTTCAATTTGTTTAAACATCATATCAAAGTATTCTTGTTGTTTTGATTCAACATTTTTTTGTGAAGTTACTAAATCAGTAATGTCCAATTCTTCAGAATCACTTTCTTCTCCACTTTCTTCACTTTTACCACTGTCATCAATCTTTTCAACTTCACTATCTTGTGAAACATCAATTACTTCAGGTGTTGGGATTTCCGTATTTAACATCGGGTCTTCCACTCCTTCGGGTGCCGGTGCGTCAGGTGCTGGTACTTCAGGTGCAGCAATAGCATCCTGTTCCATGATATATGTGTTAATCTTATAATGTCTTTTAATCTCTTCTATAATTTTTCTATCTACAGCCATTTTTTAACCATTTAATAATTGTTTAAACCCTTGAGGTGTTTCTACTTGGACTCTTCTATTAGTCTTCATTGTGTTATCAACTCTTTCGATTAGACCGTCTCTTTCTCTAACAGTATAACACTCACCACTATTCAAATCACAAACTTCTGTGAATCCATTTCCAGTGTTTTTTTCAGTGTATCTTGAGTTTTTTCCAAGATAATTGTCTAAATGTGTTTTAATATCCATAATATTCTTTTCTTAATAAATATCTTTTGTTTTAAATAAGGTCAAAACTTTTAGAAAGTTGTAAAACTTCAACAGCACTCTTCTGTAACTCAGCTAAAGTTGATTCGTTTTGTTTAAGGAAATTAGCAAGCTCTTCCTTACTTTGATAGTTTTGTGATGGCCACCAATATACCCAAGTAAAATACATTTGTGTCGCGGTTTCTAACTCTTTATTCAAATCCCAATTTGGGTATAAAGAATATAACAAACTATTTCTTGGTGATGTTGGGTTATAATAATAGTTATATATGAAATCAATAGATTTTTCAAACGAATCAAATACCGCATACGGTGTAGATAAACCTGATTGATTTGTTTTACAACCATAGTTAGTTGTAAAATAAACTTTTCTACCACCATAACTTATTTGAGGTTTTGGTACTCCACCCAATGGAGTATTTCCTAAGTCATGATTAAAGGTATACAATATTTTGTCATCGTGACCATTTAAATATGCGGTATAAAAAACCATTAAACGGGCAATTGGATTAGTAACTTTTGTTTTTAACAACTTAGCAAAATCCGATATTGAAATATTATGACGAACATTCTCAATCGGTGTAAAGTTTTGATATGCCGGATTCGCAGCTATTATGTCTTTATAACAAATTACAGATTCTGTCGATGTATAGTTGGTATTTACTTGGATATTGTTTCCAATTGTTATAATATTTACTGACGGTTGAGCCGTTGTTTCAGCAGTTTCTTTTAATCTAAAAACACTTTGAACTAATTCATTCAATAAATTTTGAATTGACATAATCTGTTTTGTTATTAGTGGAAGAGAATATATCGGCATTCTTATACCAGTAAAAAATGTTTTAAAAGTTCCTGGTTCTATGATGTGTTCTACCGATTGAACCATATAAGGACCTCTAAACATAGGTACATATCTTAAGTTAAAATACTGAGTTGGTTGAATCATCATGTTACCCATCGCCTCAACCCTACACTCATAACTCCTATTTTTATACAAATTGTATAAACTAACACTTTGAGTATTTGTTCTTCTACCCGCAGCAGCATTTGCCATATTAGCTAATACTTGGTTTGCTTCAGTAGTTGCCGCAGCAGGATTTTGGTCTAATTGTATACTTGAGAATATAGTTTGGTTTCGGGTTCCAAAATCAACATTAAAACCAACCACTTTGTTAGACGTAGCCCAATCTTTCTTATTTATTAAATTAACAACAATTGGGTTTGATGCCGGACTTGAAATATCAAAAGCGTCTGTTCTCCATCTATAATCTTTCGCCTCTCTCATATCCAGGTGTTCACTAGGTTTACCAGCATAATAACACACAAATTTTGATTCAGAATATCTAGTATCAACATCTAAGAAAGTACCAAACATTGAATTAGCCAATGACTCACTAGACTCCGCATTTGGTGTTATTCCTTGTTTAACTTCTCCAACACCCCAAAAGTTAACATATGCCGGTAAAGGCATCATAACAAATTGATTGTCATATACGATTTGTGAAACAAAATCAATAACTCGAGTATCAACAGACGTTGTTCCTGAGAAGAAGTCCATTAATTTAAAAACATCAACCAAAACTTTATCCCCGATATCTTGGTTTGCCCTATCCAAGAAAAGAACATCTTGGTATAAAGTTCTATCAGTTATTTCAAGACCCGCAATCCATTTATCATTAAAGGCTTTAAA